GAAGAAGACCCGCCAAACTGTGATTACATACTAATGGCGTGGGATACGGCGTTTGAGAAGACATCAAGGGCTGACTATTCGGCTCTGACTACTTGGGGTGTTTTCTATAAAACTAATGATGCTGGGGTTCAGCAGGCAAATATTATACTTTTGAACGCTTATCGTGAGAGAATGGAGTTCCCTACGCTTAAACGAGTAGCTATAGAGCAGTATGAAGACTGGGAACCTGACTCTATAATAATTGAAAAGAAGGCATCAGGTGCGCCGCTGATATACGAGATGCGTGCGATGGGTATACCGGTTCAAGAGTTTACGCCAAGCAGAGGGAATGACAAGATTACACGACTTAACTCTGTGTCTGACTTGTTTGCGTCTGGAATTGTATGGGCGCCAAACCGGTCTTGGGCCGAAGAGGTCATTGATGAGGTTGCAAGTTTTCCTGCGGGAGAGCATGACGACTACGTCGACTCTGTTTCGCTTGCGTTGATGCGGTTCCGTAAGGGTGGGTTTATTAGATTACCAAGTGACGAAGCGGATGAGATACGCTACTTCAAACAAAGGCACGGCGGGTACTATTGAGGAATAAATAATGGCTATCGAACGAAGCGTATACCAATCACCCGAAGGGATTGAAGGAATGATGGAAGACTCCGAGATGGAGATAACCATCGTTGACCCAGAGATGGTAACTCTGGACGACGGCAGTGTGGAGATAACACTCGTACCGGAATCCGGTTTGGAAGAGCTTATGGGGGCGCCGTTCGACGCAAACTTGGCGGACTACCTTGATGATGATGTCCTTACCTCGTTATCTAACGACCTGCTGGAAGAAGTAGATTCAGATATAAATAGTCGTAGCGAGTGGGCCGATACGTTTGTCAAAGGTCTGGAAGTCCTTGGGCTGAAGTACGAAGAGCGTACTGAGCCTTGGGATAATGCTTGCGGGGTGTACAGTAGCGTGCTGGCTGAAGCCGCTATACGGTTCCAAGCAGAAGCCATGAGTGAGACTTTCCCTGCTTCTGGCCCGGTAAAGACCAAGATTATTGGTGAGGTCACTCGGGACAAGGAAGAGGCCGCCGAGCGTGTTCGTACTGATATGAACTACGAGCTTACGGAGGTCATGTCCGAATACAGGCCGGAGCATGAACGGCTTCTTTACAGCCTCGGGCTTGGCGGTTCAGCATTCAAAAAGGTGTATTTTGACCCTAATTTGGCCCGTCAGGTAGCCATTTATATCCCTGCTGAAGACGTTATTGTTCCCTATGGCGCCACTAATATAGAGAGCGCCGAGCGTGTTACGCACATAATGCGTAAAACAAAGAACGAGATGGACAAGTTGCAGGCATCTGGGTTCTATAGGGATGTCAAACTGGGTGAGCCGCAGTCGTTTTTTACAGACATTGAAGAAAAGAAGGCCGAAGAAAACGGGTTTAGCCTGACAGCCGACTCTCGTTACAGCTTGTATGAGATACACGCCGAGCTGGTTATTGATGGACTGGAGGATGACGGCGAGGGTCTCGCCAAACCGTACGTTGTTACCATTGAGCGCGGTACCGGCAAGGTGCTGGGCGTGCGCCGTAATTGGAACCCTGAAGACCCGTTGGCACTAAAACGCCAACACTTTGTACATTACGTATACGTACCCGGGTTTGGATTCTACGGTCTTGGACTTATTCATATTATCGGCGGTTACGCACGTGCGGGTACCTCACTCATTCGTCAGTTAGTTGACGCTGGCACACTGTCTAACCTCCCCGGCGGCTTGAAGTCTCGCGGTCTGCGTGTGAAAGGTGACGATACACCGATTGGCCCCGGCGAGTTCCGTGATGTGGATGTACCTAGTGGTTCCATCCGCGACAACATCATGGCGCTGCCGTATAAAGAGCCTTCACAGACCCTACTGGCGTTGTTGAACCGCATTACTGATGAAGGTCGTCGTCTGGGAGCTATCTCGGACATGAACATCAGTGACATGAGTGCCAACGCGCCAGTGGGGACCACCCTCGCCCTTCTGGAACGTACGCTTAAGCCTATGGCGGCGGTGCAGGCTAGGGTTCACTATGCTATGAAACAGGAGTTTAAGCTCCTGCGGGCCATTATTGCGGAGCACGCTCCTGACGAATATGGCTATGTACCAAACCGGGCGGAACCCCGCGCCAGATACCTCGATTACGCCACCACTGAAGTAATCCCTGTATCCGACCCCAACAACACTACTATGGCACAACGCGTTGTGCAGTATCAGTCCGCACTGCAAATGTCACAGCAGGCCCCGCAGATTTATGATTTGCCGGAGCTTCACAGGCAGATGTTGGAGGTTCTTGGTATTAAGAACGCGGATAAGATCATCCCGATGGAAGAAGATATGCTACCCAAAGACCCGGTCAGCGAGAACATGGGTGCCTTGCAGGGCGAACCCATGAAGGCGTTTATCTATCAGGACCATCAGGCCCACATTGCTACCCATCAGTCTTTCATGCAAGACCCGCAGATTGCGGCTATGATAGGGCAGAACCCCGCCGCACAGCAGATTATGGCTTCGTTACAGGCTCACATTGCAGAGCACATGGCGTTTGAATACCGCCGTCAGATCGAAGAGAAACTGGGTGCACCCCTCCCACCGCCCAACGAGAGACTGCCGGAAGAGATAGAAGTACTCCTGTCCCAGACTATGGCGCAGGCGGGTGCCCAGCTAACCCAGCAGAAACAGGCCGCCGCCGCACAGCAGGCCGCTATGCAACAGGCGCAAGACCCTGTAATGCAGATGAGGGAACGCGAGCTTCAGGTTAAAGAGCGCGAGCAGATGCGCAAAGAGAAGAAAGACCAAGCCGACACTATGCTGGAAGCAGAAAAACTCAATATCAGTAAGAAAAACGCTGAGACAAGAGACATGTTGGAGGCGGCGCGTATCACCCAGCAGGGCGAGCAGGCCGCAACAAAACAGAACATAGACAAGGCTAAAGTGTTACTTGACGCGGCGAAAGACGGCGGGGTGCAGTAGCAAGTAGGTAGCCCACTGCTAGGGCTGATCCCATGCCAGCACTTACTAAAAAGAAGTGTAAGCGTTGTAGCGTTGTAAAGCCTGTTACTGATTTTGGCCTAAGAAGCGGTATATGTATTACCTGTAAGGGCGCTAGGCACAGGAGGGCAGTTTCGACTGACCACTTGCAGTACCTAACTGGCCTGTACGCACAGTGCAAGTATTCACATACAAAGAGAAAAGACAGTCCGGGACACTTCAGGGCAGAGTTTAATTTAGAAAAAGAAGACCTTTTTAACTTATGGGAAGAGCAAGCAGGGCGATGTGCCTTGTCTGGAGTTGTACTAACCCACCACAAGGACGGCAGTGGTCGTAAAGATTTTAACGCTAGTATTGACCGGATTGTACCGCACGAACCCTACATTAAAGAGAACGTGCAGCTAGTGGCTTTTAGAGTTAACTTGATGAAACACGAACTCACGGAAGACTTGTTTTATTGGTGGATAAGGACTCTGCTAGAGAATATGAAGGTAGACAATAATGCCTAAAACCGTCTTTGACGTGCTAAAAGATAAACTACAGGAGTCTATTGACTCTTGCCAAGAATCCGTTGTGTCTGGAGCAGCAAAAGATTACGCCCAGTACCGCGAGATTTGCGGGGTGATCCGAGGTCTAACCACCGCAATACGAGAAGTAGAAGACCTATCGCGCAATTATATGGACGATGACGATGACTGAACTAACTGCGTTAGAGCAAAAACGCAAGCAAAAGATAAAAGCTGAGGAAAAACAAGAAGTTGTGTTGGAGGCGCAGATACCAAAACCTGTCGGCTACCACATACTTATTGCTATGCCCAGCATTGACGATACTTTTGGGGACAGCGGCATAGTTAAAGCCGAGAAGACCCTTCGGGAAGAGCACATCCTGTCTATGGTGGGAGTGGTTCTTGACATGGGCGAGCAGGCGTATAGCGATGCTGACCGCTTTCCAACTGGTCCGTGGTGTAAACAGGGCGATTATGTGATGTTTCGCGCTAATAGCGGCACCCGGTTTAAGGTTGGAAAACAAGAGTACCGTTTAATCAACGACGATACAGTGGAAGCTGTCGTCCAAGACCCGAGCAAAATAACTCGTGCGTAAGGAGTAAATTATGGCTATGCAGCAAGTAGGATTTGAGTTTCCGGATGAAAAAGCGGAAAACTTAACTGAAGTAGAAATTAACGTAGACGATGAGTCCAGCACCGAAATAGAGGTTGAACCCGCCGTTGGCCGTGAAAACATACGGCAAAAACCAAAATCTGTTAAAAATCAAACAGATATAGGAAGTGTTAAAGCCGGAGACGTTGAAATTGAAGTCGAAGACGATACCCCAGCCGAAGATAGGGGTAGAACTCCGTCTGAACCGCCTTCAGAAGTTACTGACGATGAGTTAGAAAACTACTCTGAAAAGGTTAAAAAACGCATTCAGCACTTTAGTAAGGGCTACCACGACGAGCGTAGGGCTAAAGAACAGGCGCTCCGCGAGCGTGAGGCCGTAGAATCCTACGCTAAACAACTGATTGAAGAGAACAACCGGTTGAAGCAGGACGGGGTAAAAAGTCAGAATGCTTTGATTGAGTCAGCTAAAAGGCAGGTAGAAGCTGAAGTCATGGCTGCTAAACGTGCGTATAAAGATGCGTACGAGCGTGGCGAGTCCGATGCTATTTTGGAAGCTCAGCAGCAGTTGAATAACGCACAAATACGTCTGGACAGGGTTTCTAGTTTTAAGCCTGCAAAAGAAACTCCTTTACAATCATATACTAATACGGTACAACGGCAAGTAGAGGCACCCCAAGAACAACAAGTTGTTAGGGATGTCAAGGCTGAAACATGGCGCGAAGATAACCCATGGTTTGGTTCTGACGACGAAATGACCGCGTTCGCACTGGGGTACCACAGTAAATTAGTCAAGGAGGGGGTAGACCCCCAATCTGACGACTACTACGAGAAGATAAATTCTCGTATGCGGAAAGTATTCCCGGATCAGTTTGATGACGGGATAGATGAACCAGAGGAACCAAAAAAGAAGTCTAGCAATGTGGTTGCCCCCGCTACGCGGAGCACTTCACCTAATAAGGTGAGATTAACTCAATCACAAATTGCTATAGCGAAACGTCTTAACGTACCTTTGGATGTATACGCCAAACAGGTTGCAAATTTACAGAGGAATACATAATGGCTGAGAACAGACTAGAACGAGCACACACTACGCGTGAAAAAACTGCCCGTAAGCGTACGTGGCGTAGACCAGAAGTACTACCTACCCCGGACGCAAAAGACGGTTACTCATTTCACTGGGTACGTGTGGCGACCCGTGGCAACCCTGATCCAACCAATGTAACCTCCAAACTACGTGAAGGCTGGGAGCCGGTTAGAGCTTCGGATCACCCCGAGATTGAACTTGCTGTCGTTGAAAACGAACGGTTTAAAGACAATATCGTTATAGGTGGTTTGATGCTTTGCAAAGCCCCGCAAGAACTTGTCGAGGATCGTACTGATTATTATCAGGAGCAATCCGCTAGTCAGATGCGGTCTGTAGACAACAACTTGATGCGTGAGAGTGACCCGAGAATGCCTATCTTCAACGACCGGCGTTCGAAAGTTACTTTCGGAAAAGGTTAATCTAAGGAGTCTATCATGGCATCTTCCGCTACACCGTACGGGCTGAAGCCCGTCAAGCGGGTCGATGGCTTACCCTACTCGGGCGCCGTCACCCACTACAAAATTGACCCTGCTGGGGTCGCCAACAACATCTTCTACGGCTCGATTGTTCAGCTCACTGCGGCTGGCTATATCGAACTGGCTGATGGCACCGGCAAAGACATCACAACCAACAACTTCGGCGGTAGCGGCATTGGCGCTGCTGGCGTTTTTGTAGGCTGTGAGTACGTCGACAGCACTGGTCAGGTACAGCACTCTCAGTACTACCCTTCTGGCGCGTTGAACGCGGTAGCTTACATTGTCGATGATCCTAACGTACTGTTTCAGGCTCAGCTTGACGGTGTTAGTGGTCAGGATGATGTCGGTACTATTACCGGCTTCGCCGCCGCTCAGAACGCTACCACTTCAGGCAACACCGCTACCGGTAACTCTACTAT